TCTGACGCAGAGCAACGTGTCGCTGTAGCTTGCAAAGGCTTATTGCGTAAGTTCCGCGGAACTTACGCAATAAGCCTTTGCAAGCTACAGCTACACGTTGCTCTGCGTCAGAGAGTTCTGCGATGTCCTGCTTCTCGTTAAAGTCAGAGGTATTGATAGTGCCGTTGGTAGCGTAGAGGTTTTCAAATCTAGCGCCAGAGGAGCCTAAATTCATGGTTCCGTCTTTGTCCGCACCAGCATTTGTTGATGGTAGGATTGCCCCACCAGCACCCTTTAACGCCGCTACGTTGTCGGAAGTAGTCTCATTAAAAACCATGTATGCAACAGGGCCAGCCGCAACACCAATACTACCTACGGTTGCGCCGTCTTTTTGAAAGCCTAGAATGTTTCCATCAGCAGTGCTTCTATTAATTGAAACGACATTGTTAGTATCACCACTTCCTAAAGCGCGTGAGAAGAAACTACCGTCAGTGCCTCTAATGCTTACGCCAGCTGTTGTGTTACCAACGCCCGGAATAGTTGTAGCAGACTGACCCACAAGCAAGTTACCGCTGGAGTCTATGCGCATGTACTCAGTAGCGCCGTCAGCCTGTACAAAAGATATGCCATCGCCATTTTTGTCATTGAGCTGTAAACCACCAGAGCCAGTAAGATACTTCATTGAGCCGTATGTAGCGTTGTCTCCACGATAAACTCTTAACTCTTGACCGCCTTTTACTTCAACATTGCCGCTGGCGTCTATGCGCATACGTTCTGCTGCATTGACCTTAAACTGCATATTGTTATTAGTCTGGTCAATAATATATGCAGTACTTAAAGCAGGACTACCTGCCAAATAAACTGTGTTTGTATCAGCGTAAATGTTTAGATTTGTACCGCCAGTTTTCCCAATAGTCGCTTTTACGCCGTCACCAGCACCATCAACAACAAGCCCATCCATCGTGGCTGTGCCAGTAACGTTCAGACCAGTTGGGCCTAGTGTTGCTAACGTAGCTCCATTGTCTACAAACAATATCGGGCCTATGTCTGCATCAATACCACCAATATAAAGGTTATTAGCCGCATTCACGCCAAACGCTCTAGTAGCCGCCCCACTAGAGTTTTTTACATTAATATATTCAGAATTGTTTTCTAGCGTAAAACCGTTGGCAACGGCTGTGCCAGTAACGTCTATGCCTGTGGCTGTGGTGGCTAGTTTGGCAGAACCATCGTGATTGGCTGTGAAGTTATAAGGATTAGAACCAACCTCTACAATAACACCGCTAGCGTTCTCTGTGTAGAGTCGTTTATCAGTTACGTTGACCGCCAGTTCACCCTGTACGAGATCACTTGCTAGTGGGGCGCTACCAGCGGTGGAGCTATTCTTTGTTACAATTTTTGTTGCCATAGTTTATATACCCTTAGTATGTGCCGCCGTTGAGCGTACCAGTCGTCATGTTGTCTGCATTGAGAGTTGAAGATGAATCTAATTTAGTAGCTAGGGAGTTTGTCACAGTTGTGGAGAAGTTAGCATCATCTCCCAAAGCTGCTGCAAGTTCATTGAGTGTATCAAGAGTAGCAGGAGCAGAGTCCACCAAGTTAGCGATAGCAGTGCTTACTGTAGCTGCTGCGTTAGCTTCACTTGTAGCTGCTGCACCAGCACTAGCCGCTGCTGCTGTAGCTGAACCAGCTGCGTTAGTTTCTGATGTAGCTGCGTTAGAAGCACTTGTAGAAGCAGAAGATGCGCTATTAGAGGCATTGGTAGCTGAAGTATTAGCTGCTGTAGCAGAGGTGGCAGCATTAGATTCGCTTGTAGCGGCATTGGCAGCACTTGTGGCTGCGGCTGTCGCTTGAGTAGTAGCTGTGGTAGCACTTCCTGCGGCTGCTGTCTCAGAGGCTGCTGCGGCTGCTGCGTCGGTAGAGGCACTCGTAGCACTTGCTGCTGCATTAGTCTCTGACGTTGCTGCTGCTAAAGCACTGGCAGCTGCATTAGTCTCGCTAGTTAATACACTAGCTGCTGAGGCTGCTGCGGCTGTAGCTGAGGAACTAGCAGACGTAGCACTAGAAGCTGCATTAGTAGCTTGTGTAGTCGCTGTTACTGCACTAGCAGCTGCATTAGTCTCTGACGTTGCTGCGTTAGTAGCTGATGTTGCTGCTGCTGTTGCTTGAGTAGTAGCTGTAGCAGCGCTAGTGGCTGCTGCGGTCTCAGAGGCTGCTGCGGCTGTTGCGCTGGTAGAAGCACTTGTAGCGCTAGCTGCTGCTGCTGTGGCAGACGTACTAGAAGCTGTTGCAGAAGTAGAAGCGCTAGCAGAAGAAGCTGCTGCGTTAGTCTCGCTAGTGGCTGCATTGGTTGCTGAGATAGCAGCTGCACTAGCTGAAGAAGAAGCACCAGAGGCCGAAGTAGCAGCATTACTTTCGGAGGTTGAGGAATTGCTAGCACTATTCGCAGCCTCTGATGCTTTAGTCGTTGCAGTAGAAGCACTCGTAGACGCACTGGTTGCGCTTGTAGCGGCTTCTGCTGCTTTAGTAGTGGCTACAGTGGCACTGTCTGCTGCGTTGCTCTCAGAGGCACTAGCGGCTGTCTGAGAGGCACTGGCTGCTGTAGCAGATGTTGCTGCACTTGTAGCTGATGTAGATGCGCTAGTGGCGCTTGTAGCTGCTGCTGTAGCTGATGCCTCGGCAGCGTCTGCAAACACATCAACACCCAAAGCACTGGCAGCTGCTGCTGTAGCACTTGTGGATGCTTCACTTGCTTTAGTTGTAGCTATTGCTGCTTGCTCTGCTGCGGTAACAGCACTGCTAGCAGACTCGCTTGCTTTCGTAGAAGCTATGACGGCTTGGGCGGTAACTAAGCCAAGAGTAGCGTCATTGGTGGAATCACCAGCTCCGCCCTCACCTCTAAATATAGCCATTGTAGCTCCTACGAAAACAAACAGAAAGAAAGAAGGAAAGGGGACTCCGAAGAATCCCCATCCAGTTGTCTTAGCCTTGTACAGCCAGTACAACACCTGCTTCTGGACGCAGTACCTGAGTACCGTACAGAGTATCAGCAGTGTACAGAGTTCCCAAGAACTCCTGCTTGTATTGAGTCTGAGAGCGAACGCCCTGCTGCTCAGCCAGAACCATAGCGTCTTTGTGCAGGAGAACCGCAGAACGAACACCAGCTTCTGGAGTTGGGCAGTTAGAGGAAACGAATACGTCAACGCCGTACAGGTTACCAATCTGACCATTCTTAACACCACGGCCATCTACGAAGTCAGAAGACATGTAGCGGTCGATGCCCATGATTGCATTGCGCAGGGCAGGTGGTACAACAAAGCTACGACCGTCCATAGGAACGTCTTCGTCGTCCAGCTTCTGGATCAAGCTACGGAAAGCAGCGTCAGAGAAAGCGCCAACGTCGGCAGTACCGTCGATGTCGTAGGCTTCCAGAGCACCAGAAGTAGTGTTGATCTGGTAAGAAGCGCTGTGTGCCCAAGAAGAGCCGTTGCCATCACCCAGAGACTTGCCAAGATCGAACAGGTCGTCATCTACTTGCTTAGCCAGACCGTAACCAGCGTCGCCAGTGTAGAACTGACGCAGAGAAGCGAGAGCCTGTACATTGGTGATGTCTTCGATCAGACGAGAGAACTCGAAGTGCTTGTTAATGCTGATGAGTACTTCAGACTCAACAGAGTTCTGGATGGTTACAGCGGTGTTAGCTACCTTAGCAGAAGCAGAACCACGAACAGGCTTAGGGACGTGAATGGTGTCGCCTTTCTTGCCAGTCATGCTCATCTTCTTAACGAGATTAGCCAGTACAAGGTTGGTTTGGTAAGCAGCAATAACCTCGTCACTCCAGATTTCTGGGATGAAAGTTGCTGCGCTAGTGTTGTCTACTGCTCCGCCCATAGCGGGATATACTGAAGTTGCCATAATACATAAGTCCTAATAAGATTTAGTTACGGACTCTCCCTTCTTTGTATGCCAAGATGATTTCATCTGATAATGACATATAACGCTCAGGATCGTCCTTCATAAGTTTAATAATGTCTGCGCGTCGATAAACTTTGCGAGACTGCTGCTCACCACTTCCTTTGGTGTTTCCTGTAGATGCAGTCTTAACGGCAGCTTTTCTTTCTGCCTTCTCAGTAGCAGCAGCTTGAGATACTACGCCTTGACGTTCCTTCCAATTAGTGAAAAGTTCATCAGCAGCGTCGTAGTCATACTGCTTATCTGCTTGTGTAAAGAGCTGTGTCCTAATCTTTGAAGCCTGTACCCACTCACCAAACTTAGGATCTTGAAGCACTTCCTGCATGTCGGGATGACGTTGCTGGAGTTGACCTAGTGCTGTAGACTTGCGGTATTGGTTAGTGACTGCTTCAGCTTCTTTAATTTTAGGATGTCTGCTGATAGCTCTTTCGACTGCCTTGTCGGGATCTGAGAAAAAGTCAATCTCTTCGTCAGGTTCTGGTGCTGTGTTGTTGTCGAGTTGTGTCTTAATGTAACTATCAACGACCGATCTAAGTTCACCTACCTCTGAGCTTTGTCGCCCCAACAGCTTCTCAGCTTCTTGGTGCATGCGTACAATATCTGCTACGCTTTTTCCTTGATACTTCTCAGGGATTTCTTCTTCAGGGGTTACCTCTTGCTGAGATTCCTGTTCAAAAGTGGTTTCTTCTTCGTCGTCGAGACGCTCGTCTATTAGTGTTGCCATTATTAAACTCCGTGATTTCTCATTATGGAGGTGTATTATGAAAGGTCTGCTAAGAGTTTGCCTTTCGCTCTTGCTGTATCTTCTGTTGTCGGTTCTTCATCCACTTCGCAGTAGCACCGGGAAAATCACCGCTAATGGGATCTAAACCTACTCGCACAGGAGATACAATTCTTTTTGATAACTTAGGACATTGTGAGCAAGGAAGCTCCGTAGTATCACGGTTGGCTAACTGCTCACTTATGTGTCCATCTTCGCATTTGAAGTCGAACAGTAACAACATATTATGCTGCTTCTGAGAGTTCTTCTGCTTCTGACTCTTCAGCCTGTGCTTCAGCTGCTTTGATTTGAGATTCTAAGTTGACCAGATTGGCAATGATAGACAGTTGGCCCTTGCGGAACTGTAGGTCATCTCCACTCTTACATGCTTCAACTGAGTTAATTACGTTAGCATTCTGAATCAAGTCTTCCAGAAGGAGCTTCCACCCGCTGTTAGAAAATAGTTCACGGTAGGTGTCGTAATACTTCTCAAGTTCTTTATCTTTCATACTGTTTCTCCGTATAGGACAGTTGGTTATATTAAATAGTTTTGTTATTACTTTTTACTACATAGCTATTATACCACATTTTAGGGCAAATGTCAAGCAGTATTTCATTTCTTTTTAGCTGTCTTGGCTGCCTTTTTAAATGCTTTAGCTGTGGGAGCACCTTTTGTACCGGGTTTCCTCATCTTTTCTTTAGAGCCTGCTGCAATACGTTTGCGTTTTGCGTTTATGTTATCGTACAAACCTGCCATTACCACTTCTCCTTATCTGCCCAGTAGGCTGCTGACATCTTACCTTTAGAGATGTTCTTGGCATGTCGAGCTTTGAAGCTAGCGCGTTTCTTCTTCATTGCCTCAGACTCACCAGCTTTAGGTTTACCAGCTGTACTTGCTCCCTGCTCTCCAAATCTAATTGTTTTGATTTGGTCTCCCTGCTTTGCAACTACTACATGGCTCTTCTTAGGGTGTCCGGGTGTACGCTTTGGCTTGTTATAACCGCTTACACCTGCTCTAGCTAGCCTTGGATCCTTTTTTACTGGCATTCTGCACCTCTTTCTTCTGTTCCAGTTGTTCTAAACGCTTAAACAGCTCTTCAAACTTTTCGTTTACCTGTGATACTACGTGTTGGAGGTCTCGTTGTGTGATCATAGAGTATTTGGGCCTTGTTGAGTTAGTTGTGGCGGCTGCTGTGGCTGTTGAGGAGCACTAGTACCCTCTTTAACAGCAATCTCACGCTCTTTTAGCAGCTGCTCAGACACTTTAAGACGCTTTTCAAACTCTTTATCGTCCTCTGTGCCAGCTTGTAGGTTAGTTGTAACTGCTTTGATACGCTGAATCTCAAGTTCTTGTGGGATTGCTTGCGTTTCCATAGCAATTTTCTGTGCTCTAGCTTGTGATTCACTAGCCTGACCGTTAAGTGCAGCAGTCTGAGAGGCTTGGAAGGCCAGCTGAGCTTGTTGTGCGGCTTGTTGTGCTTGCTGTGCTTCAGGATTAGGCTGGTTAGCTTGCTGAAGAGAAGCAATAAGCTGCTCGCGGTTGGACAAGTTCATGTTGTCGATGATGCTTTGAATCAACTGCGGGTACATCGGAGTGTCTGGTGACATAGTTTGTAGCAATTGTACCAGCTGAGTTACCTCATACTCACGAGCAATGATGCCCAAAGAGCTAGAAGTCTCAAACTTGTAGTCAGCTACTGGATACATCTCAGGCTCAAACTGCATGTAGCGGTGAGCTGCTTTGGTTACAAAAGGAATCAAGAAAGATTCTTGGAAGTTGATCAGTGTACGCTTGTGACGCTTGATGATAGCGCCTAAGCTCATAGAGATACCAGCAGCAGTTGCATCGCCATTGATAGATCCGGGGATACCAGCACTGTCAATAGCGCCCGTAGAGGTCTGTACCATGCGTTGTAAGGCCTCTGCCTGTGCAAAGGTAACCTGACCTACCTGTCCAAAGTTAAATGGCTGTAGCACCTCTCTAGGGTCGCCGTTGGTGAGGATAATCTTACCGGGTCTAATCTCTGGTTTAGAGCCTCTAGGCATGCGAGAAGCATCCATAGCCATCATTGGGTGGATGGTAAGGGCAAGAGCGTCAATGCGAGCACGCAGTTCAGCATCAAGTGCTTTCTGGCTGTTATAGCCCTTCTCACATACACCTCTACCCCAGAAGCGTCCGGGTACAACATCCCACGGGAAAGCAACGATAGGACGGTCACCCATCATGTACGGGTTCTCTTGAGCCTTCAACAGTATGCCGTCGTTAGCAATGATAACAATAGCTTCAACGTAGTAGCTCTCATCTTCTTCTTCACTACCAAGCTCTACAACTTCTTCGTCTTCTTCTCCATCTTCTTTCATAGCTTCGTAAAGCAGGTGACGAGGAACAAGTCCAAAGTACTTAGTCAGTCGAACTTTGTCTTCTTCAAAGGTGGTGAGGTCTTGATCTGGTTCAATGTCAAAGTCTGGCATAGCCAAGCTAAGTTCTACATCACGATAGACACCTTGCTCTTGTAGCATCTCTACCGTGTGCATTGATACAAACTCATCCACAGCACAGCCAAGTGCTTCTTCAACAGAAGTGGCTAGAGGATCAATAAGGAAGTTCTGTGGCATAACAGGATTTAGTTTAACGCAAGTGCGGTCAACAATATTAACACCTACTGCTGTCAGCTCACCGTCCATAATAGGCTGTGTAGCCGGCTGGAAGTCTTTCTCTTCTGTTAGCACTACTTCAGCAATGCCAGTGCCAAACACAGCAGCGTTGAGGATACACTCAGCTACGCTCTTACGAACTTTGTTTCTCTTGAAGTCAGAATACAGATGCTCACGCAGCATTGCAATGTCTTCGGGGTTTTGATCATGGATGTCGTCTTTGAGGTCGAACCATTTACCACGGCCAAAGGTGGCTTCTTCTAGTTCTGCTACGGAGGATTCAACGGCTTGCTGTAGGGCAGGGGATACAATCTTAGAACGCTCTGATTCGCGTGTGCGGTCTTCAGACGACCACTGACCACGCCAAAGTCTATAATACTCGTCAAACTTCTGGGAGTAGTTGGCTTCGAAGTGGTCACGCCATGCCAAGCACTTCTCACCTACCCAGCCTTCTAGTGACTGCTCGATCATAAACTTGTCTTTGTCCAGTTCCATATTAATATCCCGCGTAAGTGTCTAAAAATTCATAGTCGTCTTGTTCATAATCAAAGGAGTAAGCAACCTTAGCTAGCTGGTCTACGTATGCCAATGAGTCAATCAAGTCGTCGTGTACTAGAGCATTGGGAAACTGGAAGAGTTCATCTAAGAACTGGCTGTTCCAGCTGCCCTTGTTAAGTGTTATTGTGCCGTGTTCAAAGCGCCCTTGCAGCGCCCATACTATTCTGTCTGTCTTCTTCTTGTTGCCGTGAGTCAGCTCTTCAATGCGGAAGAAGCGTTGGTTCTTTTTCATCAAGTCGTTGAGGTACGGGTATACAGCGTTCTTTAACGCTCCCTTCTCAATTCCTACAGCTATTGGCTTATAGTCTCTGACTGCTTCAAAGATCTTTCTGGCGGTTTCTTCAACGCCCCAGCGGCCATGTATGATGTTAGCGACCCACCACCCGCTCTCATTCGCTTTAACCACACTAATTGACGTTTGGTCAAGTCTCTTTGTTTTAGTAGTGACTTTCTGTACATCTGCAAATCCAGCCAAGTCGATAGCAATATAATAAGCACCATCTTCTGGCTCTTCCTCACTAAATTTAATGTAGTCTTCTTTAAAGAGTTCACTGCCTTGTGCCTCAAAGGATGCCATAAACTCCTGTCGGAAGGAGAAGGTGGACATTGACTTCTTGGCTGCTTCAATCTCATTAGGATCTAGCAGCGGGTTGTCGTAGCTTGTAAAGTGGTAACCAGCAAAGGTTTCATCTTCAGATATACAAGCATACGTGTACAACTCGTAGAAGTGGTTACGACCCATCGGCGTACCAATGAACAATGCTTCACCCTTCTGATCCGCAAGAGCAGGTCTAAGGATTTGCTCCCACACCTCTGGCTTCATGTCAGCGTATTCGTCCATAACCAAGAACTTCAAGCTAACACCACGCATAGTCTCTGGTCTGTCAGCACCCTTCAGGGTTATGTAGCAGCCGTTGACGAGCTTTATCTGCAAGTTGTTGACGTGAGATGAGACAATAACACTGTGCCCTAGTTCAAGCAGCAGTTGCCACATAATGTCTCTAGCCTGTCCTTGTGTTGGCGCAACGTAGAACACCTGCCCTTTTTTCTCAGACAAGCCTTTAATGATCAAGCCCCAAGCAGCATAGCGACTCTTACCTGTACGTCTACCAGCAGCTACCACTTTAAAGCGTGTAGGGTCTTCCCATACTTGTTGCTGCCACGGTAGCAGTTCTACCTTTAGATCAGTCAATTAGTACAACCACATTACAGAAGGTCGATCACCAGCAGCATCGCGCATATCAACATGGACGAAGACACTGTGTATTCCAATGCCTCCAAATCCCATCTTGATAGCTTCCTCAACCAACGTGTACCTCTGTTGTGCTGTATCAACTTTAATGTCTGCTGCAATGCCTTGTGCATGAGTTCCTGCTTTCTCCTTCCTCAATTCAATCGGGTGATCAGGGCTACGATAGCCACTGGTAATAACAAATGGGAAACCACACCTAGCTCTTAACAGGTCTAGCTTCAATAGAAACGTATCTTTAATCTCATTCTCACCTGTGTGCTGACAGGCAAACTCTTCTCTGGTGAAGAAGTCTAAGTCTTGGTTGATGTCATACATCTGTGTAGTCTCCATCTTCTATGTCTTCTTCGCCGCCTGCAATAACAGTAGTCTCACCACCAACACCAGTAATAGAGATGTTAATAGCGCTTCTACCTCCTCCAGCCTTGTCCTTCTCGAAGTAACTAACAGGTAACAGACGATCCATACAGAGCTTCCATGCGGCTGCTTGATTCTTGTGGTCATCGTCTAAAGCGGCATTGAGGATGCTGTCTAACACCTTCCGACTCTTCGGAGATGCTAACATCCTCGCCTTGTAATCATTGATGATAGAAGCGTCACCTTTAGGTCTACCTCTAACACCACGGTTTCCTTTCTTAACCGTACTAACATCTTTCTTAGACGGTCGTCCTACTCTTTTATTCTCAGACACAGAATTGCCTCTATAGTCTCTAAAGTTCTGTTGAGTTTGCTATTGGGCTTTAAAACCCTTTTAGAGTGCTATTAGCAATTCTAAGAGAAGAACTACTAGAAGTACTACTCCTTGAACCCTAATAGCGTGCTAACAGTGGTTATAGTGCTGATGACACGCTGTAAGAGTTTTAAAGCACTCTATAGAGTATATTATAGCATATTTTAGAGCAAAAGTCAAGCAATATTTACTATATAGAGGTAATTAATTCTATGGACTGTTATGTCTGTTACTTTCTGTAACACCCCTTTTAAGATCACAAGTAGCCTGTACCTTCTTCAGCGGATCTCAGCAGTCCCAGAGACTCCGCAGCCCCGCCAATATTCTCTATTATTATCAACAACTTACAGAGTCTATATAGGTGCAGGGTTACCTTGTTATTAGAGGTCTATTTTGACTCTTTTTTGTATCTGGTGGG